GCAGCAGCTATAAACTTATCGCCATCCCATTTTAAAACATCACCAGTATTTGGAGATAATGATAAATCTACATCAGTTAAATCATCAAGTCCGTATGCACTACCGGAATTCACCATAATGCCGCCTAAGGTAGATCCATCGCCTACCCACAAACGTTTTGTGTCTGTAGTATAGACGAGCTCCCCCTCAACTGGGGTAATCAGTAACCTTTGCGCATTAGTGCCGCGTCTTAGACGTAATCCCATTCTTATAACTCCTGAAGTCGTTTATTATAAGTATTTATGCTTTTTCATAATTTACTTGCGGCGTTTTAAGAACTGTTTAGTGCGAGTTTCAACGTCTTTTTTAACTTTTGCAGTGTTGAGATTAAACTCTACTGATTGTATACGATCATCGTTTTCTTGAAAAAACTCTTCAAGCTCGCTCTCTACAGATTTAAATGTAGAGTCTTTGCTACGCTTGCGCATATCAATAAACCAATCTTTACCGTCTTTAAATTTTACACGTATACCGTGTAAATATTCTATAGGAACAGTATTAATTTCTACGTCTTTAAAAATCTCTGGCCAATGATCCACAATTTCTTGCGGCAATTTATTGTTTTTAGTCACTTAATTCAGACGTTTTTTTCTTAGTAGGCGCCAGTTTTTCAGCTGCTTCTCGTAGTTGCTTTGCTTCTTTGTACAAGCGATCAGCATCACTACGATACTTAGCAGCAATTGCTTCGTCTGATAACGGCTCGTCTGCAACAGATACTACCGTATTCTCAACTTTAGCTGTAGTAGTTTTAGTTCCGTTAGATACTGCTAGGTCAGCAACACTAACCCCTGCTTGTTTAGCAATAATTTCATTCAAATCTTTGAGTAGAATTGTTGTGAAATTGTTAGGAACCATTTCTACTTGATTAGTGCTAACTTTAACCATCTTTCCGGTTGAGTGAAACGCTGACAACATAATGCGTCCATCAGGCAGTCTAGTTCTAGCCATTGCATCAGCAAGATCATTTTCGCTTTGTCCAGCATCTGATTCTACTAACTTCATCAGACTATCGTGCTCGTCTGCCATTAAGTTTTCAGTAGTAACTACGATACAATTTTCAGGCTCGTTAGGGACAACTCTGTAAGCAACAATTACTTTTCTTTTAGTAGATGTAATTCTACCTACGTGTTTTAAATTATTCATTTCATATTCCTTTTAATTGGGTGATTGTGTCGCAACTGCTTTTAAGAATGTTTCTAGCTTTGTATAAACATTACCTACAGCAGTCATTTCATTAGGCCTAAAAGCGCCTCTAGAACTTGCTACATCAATGATACTCTTAAGTGCCTGTAGATCTTGAACAGTAAGGTCAGGACCTTGTGGTGCTTCTTGAGCTGTTGCTTGAGCAGCAGGCGCTGCTTTTGGTGTCTCTGCTACAGTTTCAGTTTGTGTCTTTTCGCTCATAATGTTCTCCTTGTATATTATATATGCGCAGTTTATTTATTTGTATTTCAAATGTGGACAAGCTAACATGAAATATGATAACTCTCTTGGTTCTTCAAACCCTACTCGCAATGAATAGGTTAGTTTGTTTTCATGATCAACTACAACACTTTTTCCAACATAAAATCTACTTTTTAGATGCAGTTCTATCCATTTTTCTAAAGCTTCTTTCATGTTGTAATGCAGTATTAGTTCTGCATATTCAAAATGACTAGGAGGAACAACAGCCCTCCTAATCTTATAAACTTGCAATGGATTTGCTATCAGTTGTTTATGCATTTCTTTATGCAGATGCTTCTTGGTAGTGTGCAGTTACTCCAAATGGAGCTTGTAAGTTCTTATCGGGGTGTGAGTGTACAATAAAGATTGTATCGCAGTAGTTCTCATCACCCCAGCTGTCCCACGGATATCCATCTGTAAACATAATGAACTTTTTAGGGCTAATACCGTTTTCCTTCATGTACACCCAATTTGCCATAAAGTCAGTGCCGCCACCGCCCATTACTTCGTACTCGGTTAGGTTATCGCCACCGTCGGCAGTAAAATCTTGTTCGTTGTAGACCTTTGTGTCAAAGCACCATAGTTTGATCTTATAGTCTTTGTATTCATCCATAATGCCTTTGATTTCGCTAATGAAGTCTTTTGCTTGTGTGTCTCCAATTGAACCTGACATATCGATTGATACACAAATGTCAATTGTTTCATCAAAGTTCATACCAGGCAAAATAGCACCAGTATGCCAACCTTTGCGGCTTGGACGACTGAACGTATAGTCATTACGGATAGTACTTTGGATCTGCTGCCGAAGCAATTGACGCCAGTTCATCTTAGGCTCAGTAAGCTCTTGGATCATGCGACGAATCTCACCAGGAGTATTACCTGCACCCGCACTCTGTGAGGCACTAATCATGCTCTCTTTGATCTCGTCACGGATCTTAGACATTTCATCTTTACTGTAGCGTGGACGCTTAGGACCTTTGCCATCCTTGTCCTCCTCACCCTCTTCCCAGTCAATATGTTCATCTAGCAATTCACCTAGCTTGTCTAACTGTTCTTTAGTTTTCTTAAAAAGATCATCATAGACTGCTTCACTAATCCAACCTTCGTATTTAAAATCTTGATAGCAGTCAACTAGCTTGGGCATTGTACCAATTTTTTCACGAACAAGCAAGTTATTTGCAATGTAGTCTGCGGCAATGTTGTATAGAATAGCAATGCGGTCTTCTCGACGAATCAAGTGTCCAAATACACAATGTAGGATTTCGTGAGCAATAACAAACTCAATTTCTTTATTGCTCATAGCATAAAAGAATTGAGTGTTAAAATAAAGGTTACGTCCGTCTACAGCGGCAGTAGGAAGCCAGTCATCAGCTGCGACAACACGCAACCGAGTAGCCATGTTGCCAAAAAACGGATGTCGTAGCAGTAGTCCAATACGAGCAGTAATGATACGGTCAACTACTTCAACTCGCATCTTTTCTAACTCTGCGGGAGTAATGTCTGGATCTGGCTTCCAGTGTTTTTTACCTGCTACGCTCATTTGTATACTCCTTGTTTTTAGTGCCTATACTATATAATAACATATTTAACGCAGATGTCAAGAGATATATAGAAAGAATGAGCCACTTTGACCCATTCTTTCCTGCTCATCTTAAGCGGCCTGCGCGGCTTTGATATATTTGCCGTAGCGAGTATGGAACTCATCAAAGCATGCAACAGCATCAGGATCAATTGGAAGTCCGTATTGTGTAAGGGCAACTTTAATGCCCATAACAACCAATTCAGTTTCAAAATTGTCCATTGCAAAGCGCAAGAAGTTATTAACTTTATCGTCAAACTTCTTGTCGTTCTTGTCACTTGCTTCTTTAAGCTCGTAGCAGAGCGACACAGTTAAGGAATACATGGCACTGATTTCTTTTGTCTTAAGCTCTTTTACCTTTCCGTCCAAAATATCAGTTGGATTAGGCATGTTAGCGGCTACCTTACGGTGAGCCATAAACTTAACAGCAAGACCTTCGCCTACTGAGCCGCTAACCAAATCAGTAGTAGTATTGTTATCAAGCTCGTCTTCCAACAGCTCGCTTACAAAACTCCAACTACGTGGAGTTGCAAACGAACGGCTAGGAGATTTTGGATCAAAATCGTACAGGTCCTGTTTGGCAAATTGCAAGTAACCTACCACATCTTGATGGATCTTGTTGTCAACAGCCCACTGGAACCAGTCATCAAATGATACTGCTAGTTCTAAGTGAACAAAGCGGTTAGCCAACGGAGCAGGCATACGATAAGTAACGCCCTTATCAGCTTCGCGGTTACCTGCCGCAACAATCATTACATTGTCGGGCAATTTATAGGTACCAACCTTACGGTTAAGAACCAATTGATAGGCAGCTGCCTGTACAGCAGGCGCCGCTGAGTTCATCTCGTCCAAGAACAAAATAATATTCTTATACTTTGCTGCCATAGCGGCATCTGGGAGTTCCATTGGAGGAGCCCAAACCATTTTGCCAGTATTGCTGTCAAAATATGGAATGCCTTTAATGTCTGTAGGTTCCCACAAGCTCAAACGAACGTCAATTACATGAGCGTCAATGCTTTCGGCAATTTGGTGAACGATATCAGACTTACCAATTCCTGGAGGACCCCACAGGAAAATTGGACGCTTTTTAGAAATAGCATGTTTAATACTAACTTTAGCCTTGTTTGGACTAACTGTGCGAATGTTATCGGATGCCATATAACGTATTCCTTTGATGTTAAGTTTCAGTGCCTACATATATATAATAACACATCTAGCATCTATGTCAACTGTTTTCTGCAATTTTTTTATTCTTTTTTGGAATTTTTCATCGCTTTAATGATTCCATATTTTCTTATGTCGCCGGAAAACAGCGTAAGTTCAACTGCCTTTCGTTCGTTCATCACTAAGATGCTGTTGTTGAAAAGGACATAAGGACAGTCAATAAACTGATCTAAAAAAATTATAACTTGAGTAGTAAGCGGCATATCTTTTGGAAATGGAATGTCATATGTTGCTAGTCCAATTTCTTGAATGACTTCGTAGCCTGCATCTGTAAGGCGTAGTCCGCCTGTGTCTTTTTCTCTTGTGTTCTTCCACCATACGGGAAGATATTGTTTAACATTGGATTCTTCAGTACCTTTACCAAGTTCCCTTAAGAATACTTTGGTATATGTTTCTTTCCAATTCATTCTTCATCTACATTGCTAGGAATGATTCCATCTTCAACAACTAACTTGCCTGATGACAATTGGTATACTGCAAAGTCGTTACACTTGAACATTACATTTAATTTTTTAGCAAGATTAAATGCATGTCCAGGATTTGAAAAAGATACTTTTTTATATTTTGGTCCTGGATAATTTGTAAGAGAATTTGAACTCTTTAAATTAAATGGTCGCCCTTGAAAGAACACTGCCCAAATTGCATCTGCTTCTAAAATTTGTTCAGTTTTGTAGGTCTTGTTATTTGTGTGTTCTAAAATTATTTTTGGCTTTGGACGGCTCATATGCGTAATTTCCTTGATATATACGCATATATTTATCCTATCTAGAAGTTATCTGCGCACTTTTACCAGCCGGATTTACCGTCTAAAACGACCTGTATTACGTCATCAGTGCCGCCCTTGCTCTGTACTACTAGTTTTTCTAGATCACCTTGCAAGCGGCTCATAACAATGCCTATGGTAAATGCCAAATTTTTAGCTTGTTCCATAGTAAGTTTAACTTCTTTTGAACGACTATTTTCAGCACTTTTAACCTGCTGGATAAACTGCTGTAGTGGAATAGTATTGAGCGGTTCAACGGTTTGCATTAGACAGCTCCATTCTCATTTCTATTTCTGTTTTATATGGGCCACGTGTTTCATAACGCTCTACAGTAATTAATTTTGGACAAAAACTCTTAACCCAACCTTTTTCAAATCTAATAATGTAGTATCCTGCACAATATAAACTTTTAGATTTTTCACTTTTAGTAAACAGTGGCAGTTTTCTTTTTACGTCAAGCATTGAATTAAATGGTTTAACACTGGTAGGATATCCGTGAGCCACAAGCTCTTCTTGTGTTGGTTCTTTTGTTACCGGCTCACTATCTGACCAAATAATGTCAACACCAAATTTTTTCTTCATTTGGCGCTTATTATCAAAGAAACATGTTTCTGAGCTGCTAGCAAACATATAACGATCGTCTTGTAGTGTTAACGTGCCTAATCGCTGATTATTGCTCTCAACAATCCAAAATTTATCTTTTACTAGTGTCTTTGCACTTACAATCATCCGGGGTACCTCGCATTTAATGGTTCAGAGTAAAGTGCAGCTTGGTCTGCAATTCTTTGCATATCCCACTTTGCACAAAATTTCATTAGGCGCATTCCTACCTGTGTAACCTGTTTAGGAAAGCTGGCCTGTGTTATTGTATTTTTAATTAATTCTTTAATATCTGCAGGTTGTGCAGTTAAGTCACATAGGGTAACGTTACGATTGTAATCGTCTAATACACGATGTTCAACACCTTCATGATCTACCCAACGCTGTAGCATCATGTTGTTCCAATTATACCCTTTTGTAGTTTTATCAGCAAATGCTTCTGTAAGACCTACTTTGTTCTTAGTACCTTTTGTACGTACACCTGGATACGCTGAAAAGACATTATCGCTAGTATCGCCACGCATGCATTTTTCAAACAGCATAAATGCAGGCTCAGGAGCAGGCTTTGCTTCTTTAGTCTTCTTATCAATCACAGGCTTGCCTTTGTCATCAAAGTAGCCTTCGTGTGTGATAGTCATGTTAGCGACACCATTATATTGTCGCACACGTGGACTAATCAATTGTGCAAAGTCGCCGTCTGTACTAATAACAACGTGATTATCGTTTGGATGTGCTTGTACCCAACCAGCAATTAAGTCATCAGCTTCTAAATTAGGATGTTGCATCATAGTGCAGTTAGTCTTGCTACCAATAAACTCTTTAAACTCGTCAAAGATTTCCCAAAAGACCTTGTCTTCTTCCATTTCTCTAGGACTCATTGCATCTCTTGTTACTTGCCTATTGCGCTTGTAAGGAGCATAGTAATCCTTGCGCCAGCTGCGGCCTTCCAAACAGAACACTACATGTGTGCCTTTAAAATCAGTCCATGCTTTTTTTACGCTGTTAAGCGTGATGTGCAATGCCATACCTACTTTAGTATCAATATCACCACGTACTAC